CACGCTCGATCCCCCGCTGGCCATGGATGGTGACAGTATCCCCTGCTTCCACCACTTCCCTGCCCCCGAGCCGCAAGAGGTGTTCTATGCCATCTCAGTCGGAGAACATCGAACACATGCTCCGAGCCTTGGAAACGCCCCACAAGACGCTCACCAAGTGGGAAGAAAACTTCATCGAGTCCTTAAATGAGCAGTACCAGTCCAGAGGTACGCTCTCCGAGCGTCAATACGAAATCCTTGAACGCATCTACGCGGAGAAGACGCCCTGATGTTCCCCAAGCATGAGCACCATGACCGCCTCCGTGATGTCCTGAGCAAGGGAGCCGCCACCCCCAAGGACCAGTACGACGCGTCCAAGCTCATCGACTTTCTTCAAGAGCGGATCGACAAACAGGAGTTCGCCCTGACCATCCTCAAGGATGGGCTAGGGTCACTCACACGGTCTACACCATAGGAACGACATCCTCCACATCTGGACTCCTTGCTCCATATCTGATAGACTGCACTCAATTGCAAGGAGGCGAATCTGATGGGAAAGAAACAGCCGACACCCAAGACGACGCATCCCGGTACCTTCAAACCCACCAAGGGTGACCAGACCCATAAGCCGGGTCCGGGTGAGAAGGTCCAAGCACCGAAGTGACCCATGCCTCTCGCGCCCTTTGATCGTCTCCAGAAGTTGGGTGAGGAACGCTTCACCCAGATCCTGAATGCTCTGCAACGGGGAGAGCCTGCCATGGCTCTGGCCCGGACCATCCAGCTTCATCCCCCTGATGGCTGGGGACTCTTTCAGGATGTGGCGGAGAAGACCCTCACCCAGCAACTGCTCCGCCTCCGCGAAGCCGCTACGCAAGGAGCCTTTGGACTCCGAGCCGCGAAGCGCATCGCAGAGGGTGCCGCCCCGCGCATCAAGCGGCTGGAGCATGTCTCCGTCAAAGCCCTTGATCGTCTAGAGGAACTGGCCGAGAAGCAGCGCACGCTCTCGTTCGCCCTGATGGATGAAGCCCTCAAGAACAAGAAGACCTACATGAGCACCAACGATGCCGTGGAGGGCTATCACAAGGTGCTTCTGTCCATCCAGAAGATCCGCTTCGAACTGGGGCTGGACGAGTACAAAGGCCCAACGGCCACTCTCAAAGGAGCCAGTCAGACGACCACGTTCCCCGATGGCACCTCCATCCAGAAGCAAGTGTTTGAAGCCGTCAACACCATCGAACGTATCTTCGACGCTCGTCGCATCCCCCGGATTTCGTGAATGCTCATTTTCCAGAAAGCTACGCCTACCCAGCCTGTCGTCTCTCTACGGTTGCTCCATGGTGATTGCAAGCATCTGATGCGGCAGCTTCCCCCCAACAGCGTGCATGCCATCGTGACCGATCCCCCCTATGGCTTGGAATTCATGGGGAAGAACTGGGACACCCTGACTCATATGCAGCACTGGCACCAGCGGTGGGCCATGGAAGCCTTCAAAGTCTTGAAACCCGGAGGCTATCTCCTGTCCTTTGGTGGTACCCGGACTGTCCATCGCCTCGCTTGTGCCATCGAGGATGCCGGATTCGAAATCCGAGATACGCTGGCATGGCTGTATGGCACCGGGTTCCCGAAGTCTCTGAATTTGGGTGATGGATGGGGCACGGCTTTGAAACCGGCCTATGAGCCCATCATCCTTGCGAGAAAGCCCATTCAGGGCACTGTAGCCCACAACGTTTCCATATACGGCACAGGTGGATTGCACATCGATGCCTGCCGTGTGGAGTATCACTCCCCAGAGGATCAGGCCAGTGCCACCCCACAAGGGGACTGTACGGCCAAGTCCGGAGCCTTAGCCGGAGGCACCCAGCACGCAGGTCCACGTACCTCCTTCGCCCGTCCCGAGCTACTGGGCCGCTGGCCCGCCAACGTCCTCCTAGATGAGGAAGCCGCAGCCCTCCTAGACGAACAGACAGGGGACTTAGGCGTGTCCAGTGGCGGTCGTGTCACCAATATCTCCACCACGTCCACCATCTATGGGGGTGGCAAGGGACTGGGGCAGGCGCTCTCCCATGAGGAGGTGAAGGGCGATCCGGGCTATGGGGACCATGGAGGCCCATCCCGCTTCTTCTACGTCGCCAAGGCGTCCCGCAGTGAGCGGGACGCAGGCTGTGAGTCTCTGAGTGAGAAATCCTCCGTGGAGGCCGTGGGACGTGATCCAGACACCGCAGGAGCCTTAAACCCACGTGCAGGGGCAGGCAGGCGTGGCCATGCACCTATTTATCGCTGTTCCCTGTGTGGATTGAACCTGCAAGGCGGCAGGGCCGTGTCCCCCTGTTCTGAAGGCCCGGAGCACGTCCGAGAGGTCGTGGGCTATAATGAGCCGGTGAAGAACCATCACCCCACTGTAAAGCCCATCGCTGTCATGCAGTGGCTCGTACGCCTCGTGACTCCCATGGGTGGCGTGGTGCTCGATCCCTTCATGGGGAGTGGCACCACAGGGCTGGCGTGCCAGCGTGAGGGCATGTCCTTCATCGGCATGGAGATCAGTGGGGACTACCTCAAGATCGCAGAGGCTCGTCTCAACACGCCCCATGAGGCAGAACCAGACGATCTGAATGAAGTTTTGCACTCAAGTGCAGGCTAATGCTGGTCTTTCGTCGGAACCCAGACGGTTACGCCTACAAGACGAAAACGCAGCCCGAGAAGCTGGATGCCGTCAATCAGCGGTCCTTTGAATACCTGAAGCAGTTTCTCGGAGGCAAAGAAGCCAATGAGGTCTGGCTCTCTGGTCAGAAGATCCACAACCTCCATGAACGAGCGATGTACTACGCCAACGTGGTCATCGAGACAGAGGCCAAGCTCACCGGTCAGCACTCCACCGCTCTGGAGGATTGGTCCCAGTATCAGTGGAAACCTGTCGGTATCCATGAGTTCATCTGCTCTCCCCATTACCTGAATAAGGCAGCGGAGATCTATCCCGGTGTCCTAGAAGCCGCCAAGGAACTGAACAAGGGCTCCTACGTCGAAGCTATCATGACCGGAGGCATCGGCTCAGGGAAAACCACGCTGGCCCTCTATACGAATGCCTACCAACTCTATCTCCTGTCATGCATGCGGAGCCCGCACAAGCAGTTCAATCTGGATCCCTCCTCTGAGATCCTGCTCATCTTCCAGAGCATGACCCTCAAACTGGCGCAGGGGGTGGATTACCAACGGTTTCGGCACATGATTGCAGGGAGCCCCTACTTCCTGAAGCATTACCCCTATGATCGTCAAATTCAGAGCAAGCTGGTATTTCAGAACCGGGTAGAGGTCATCCCCGTGGCCGGTAACGAAACCGCTGCCATCGGCCAGAACGTCATGGGTGGCCTCATAGACGAGTTGAACTACATGGCGGTGGTCGAGAAGTCACGCGTGGCCGTGGACAAAGGCACCTACGACCAAGCCATCCTCCTGTACAACTCCATCGCCCGCCGCCGGAAGAGCCGCTTCATGGAGAATGGCAAGCTCCCCGGCATCCTCTGCCTCGTGTCGTCCAAGAAGTATCCGGGGCAGTTCACCGACCAGAAGGTAAAAGAGGCTGAGAAGGATCCCCGGATCTTCGTCTACGACCGGCGGGTGTGGGACATCAAGCCCGATGACTTCGGGAACCAAGGCTGGTTTAATGTCTTTGCGGGGGATATGACCCGCAAGCCGCGCATCCTCCACGCCGAGGATACGGTGTCCGATCAGGACCGGGAGATGGTGGTGAGTGTCCCCGAGGAGTTCCGGCTGGAGTTCGAAAAGGACGTCATCAACGCCCTGCGTGAGATCGCCGGTATCTCCACCATCGCCCGCCATCCCTTCTTCTTGGAGGTGGATAAGGTCCATGCGGCGTTCAAGTATCGGGAGTCGATCTTCAGTCAGCCGGTGGTGGACTTCGTGGAGCAGCGGCTCACCCTCCTGAGGCGCAACTTCTGGAATCCCGATGTGCCGAGGTTCGCCCATTGTGACTTGGCCCTGAGTGGGGATTCGGCTGGACTCGCGATAGGGACCGTGAGCGGGTTCAAGTCCGTGTCCAGCGATCCCCAGCAACCGGCCTACATGCCCGAGGTGTGGATTGATGGGGTGTTAGAGGTCCGTCCCCCCAAGAACTGTGAAATCCTGCTGGGCAAGATTCGTGAAGTCATTGTGGCCCTGAAGAAGATGGGCCTCAATATCGTGTGGGTGACGTTCGACCAGTTCCAGAGCAGCGACAGCCAACAGATTCTCCGGCAGCAGGGGTTGATTACCGGGCACCAGAGCATGGACGATGTGCCGTGCCGCCCCTATGACTTCTGCAAGACGGCCATGTATGAGGGCCGGGTTAACATCCCGCTTCAGCCGAAGCTCCACAAAGAGATCCTGATGCTGGAGAAGGATGCGAAGACCGGACGGGTGGACCACCCACCGGGAGGCAGCAAGGATCTTTCAGATGCACTGGCAGGCGTGGTCCATGGGCTGACCATGCGCCGGGAGCTATGGGGGCTGTACCGTATCCCCGTGCTGATGATCCCGCAGAGTGTCTATGCCAGCGTGGATAAGCTGAAGACGCCAGAAGCCGAACCTGATTATCAGTCGGCGTCCAGTTTTTAACTTGACAAATTAAGTAAAGTAGGCATTGACAAAGTAGACGTGTAACGATATAGTCACGCGGGGTCAGGATTGGGTTTGTTCAGTCAGGGGGAACGATGAGCAGCAACGTGAAGCGCAGTATTTTCGTAGGGTTTCTGAGTCTCGCACTGTTTGCGGTGATGGCCGCGCAGGCATCGGCGGTCCCGATCACGGGGTCCGTCACGCTCTCGCAGTCACTGCTGGTGTGTCCGGGTGCTGATTGCGTCTTTGGGGTGACGGGTGCGGGTGTCCAGACGACGCTCGACCAAGCGGTGGCGCTCGACTTCACCAGCACGGGTGCGCCCACGCCGAACGTGGCGGGTCCGATGAGCATTGACGGGGGCACGGGCGTGTTCGCCGGGATCGTCGGGGCGGGGACCATCAAGGACTTCTGCTTCGTCCCCGGCTCGTGCGGCGTCTATCAGGGCGTGCCGATTGCGGCGTGGCAGACGTCGGCGGGCGGAGCGACGTTCGATATGTTGACGGTCCTCAAGCCGTTCGCCAGCGTGGATGCGCTGGTGCTGAAGGGGACCGGGCTGTTTCACATCGCCGGGTTCGACAACACACCGGGAATCTTCACGATTTCCCTCACGAACACGGGAAGCGCGTTCAGCTTCTCCGCGACGGACGCAGCGGTGCCGGAACCGGCCAGCCTCGCCCTGATGGGCATGGGGCTGTTGGCGGCAGGGCGTCGGATGCGTCGTCGGGTAGCCGCGTAAGGTAGGACCAGAGAACATGCCGCCCGTAGCCCAGACACTGCTGCTGGTCTACGGGCTGCTGTCACTGGTCATCCTGATCGTTATACTGGTAAGCTCCCGCATGACTCGGTAAGCGCAGGGCCGTAGCTCTCAGGAATCCCTTCCGGAGCCTCTGTGCAGACCACCGCAGCCCGATTACACGTGAAGCAGAACGCATTCCAGCGCCCCGCAGGGTCATTGGTGCGGCGGTGCCATGGCATGAGGTCATGCCCGAGATCGAAGGCCCGCTTCGCCGCCGCCTTCTTCCGCGCCGGTAACTC